CAAGGCTTGTTGCAAGTGCCTCAAGTGAAGTCGTTGCTGCTGTGATCGATTGAACCAAAGTATCTGCCTCTGCTGATGTAATTGCACCTGCTTGAGCTGTTTGGAATGTTTTGATTGCACTTTCAACTGTTTCTGCTGCTGTAGTAAGCGCTGCTGTTGCGTTCTGAAGATCTGTAAATGTTGCCATAATTTTTTTTCTTTTTAGGAATTTTTTTAAAAAATACATGATGTATATCTATAAATATCTTATTATTAATGTAAATCGAATTCTTGGGATAAAAAAGTTTATTTTTTGAGTGGGTATATCACCTCTGCGATCTTGCTCTCTGAACTTGATTTGACCTCGAAGTCCCCGATCTTGAGAGACTCAAAGTGTTCATACACCCTAGCTTCACTCTCCGTTACCGATTCGGCATCGACCAGGTATTTCACCGTCTCTTTCTTTGGCTTGTCTTTGTTAGGATCTATGGTCCTAAATTCTACTTTTACTTCAAAAAACATATGCTTTTGGTTTTGATTATACTATGAATGTACGTCTTTTTGCCGATCTTGAGAACTTTTAGTCCTGAGTGACCGTATATTTTTTTCCTAGCTTTGTTATGGCCTCTACTGCCTCGTGCAGCTCGATCCTGAAGAACTCCCTGTTGTTGGCCACCCTGTACGAGTCCAAGTACTGGTGGATCTCTTCTTCTAAGAACTGGGCCTCATGACATTTGAAGCTGTACTCGACTTTGAAAGGAGACGCTACACCTGTCGCGTTCGATATCTGGTAGGCTCTCTCCTCAGGCGTGTTCTTCGTGTACCCTATCTTCAAGAGCCCTGGCATAGTTGGGTTTGAGAGCACGTATATCCAATACCTGCCTTCTCGACCTGGACCTTGGAACGCCTTCTTCCTGGCTGTGTAGTACTTGACCTCGTCCCACTGCCTGCCGTCTTCTCCTACTGGAAGAGGGGTCAAAGTATAATACTCCACAGGGTAGCCAAGCAAGTCATCCTCCTTTGAGATGTAGGAATCTGCCTCTTCTGTTGTTATACGTTGTATCTTTATCATATGATTTTTACGATTTGAAATCTAAGTTCATTGAATAAAATGTAATGAAAATCCTCTCTAAACATCTCATCAACTTCACTTTCGATATTAAGATCTAGCTCTACGGTTATCGATCTTCCTATGGCTTTAATTGCCAAATTAGTCATCCCTATCGTTTTCATTTCCCATCGTCGATTATGAGGTATATACAAAGCATTATCAGAGGTATTCCCCACCAAGACAAGCAAACCATTACCAGGCACTCTATCAGCAGGCCGAACTTGAAAGCGCGGAGGGCAGTCGTACCGAAGTCAGAACCCAAGAACGCACACATCAGAGGAAACCAAAAGAGCAAAAGCAGCACAATCAAAATTCTCAGTAACTGTCTCATACTAGCTCTCTAGTGTTACGAATGAACCAAAATGCCTATCGAACACCGAGACAAGATTCTCATAGTCTCCACTTTTCATCTCTTCGATTATCGGTTTAGGATCCACGTCCAGCTGTTTGGCGAAATCAGTAGCGTACGCCATCAGAACATATGCGTTGCCATCAGGACCAGTAAGGTCAATGATCCTCTCCTTTTGTGTCTTTTTACGTATCATATTTTTTAATTTTAGAGCTGTGACCTGAGCTGTGACCTGAGCTGTGACCTGAGCTGTGACCTGATGAGCTGTGAACCGAGCTGTGACCTGAGCTGTGAACCGAGCTGTGAACCGAGCTGTGACCAGAGCTGTGAATAGAGCTGTAACCTGAGCTGTGACCAGAGCTGTGAACCGAGCTGTGAATAGAGCTGTGAATAGAGCTGTGAATTGAGCTGTGAATAGAGCTGTGAATTGAGCTGTGAATCGATCTGCTTCATATCTAAATGTACGTCTTTTTTGTGAAAATTTTAAGCCATTCTCTAAAGTCCGGCCCAAACAGCCTATATAAGTCTCATATCCGGATGTGTATAAGTAATCTCATACAGAGAGTCGATGATCCCATAGAAACCAAACTTCTCTAGCTCGTCGTCTAAAAAAGTATCGTGCGTGGGAGGGAATACGTGTGATATTGACTTATCGCCAAAGAGTTTCTGTATGCTCGTGTATGTTTTCATGTTACATCCATTTTGGTGGTTTTGGAAACTCGGTGCTATCGTCCAGCATCACTGCGATCAAGACGCCTAGCCAAGATAGTAAAAAGCTCCCTATGCATACCGCTACCCTGCCCCAATCAGGAGAATCTCCGAATTTTCTTATCCACGTTCTTCTCATCCTGCGGTAGGCCAGCACAGAGCCGGTCAATAAAATCATCAATGTTATCATATGTTTTAAATTAATTGTGAAGTGATCATTTGGGACATATCGTAGTAAGGATCTAGGGCTATTATAATTGGAGATCTTCCTTCGAATATTAAAGACGCTTTGGGAAAAAGATCAGATAAGTCCCAAAATAAGTCTGTCTTTTTCATTTTCTTGAGTCTATGTTTAATGCGTTGACTATCTCCCAAAGGCAATCCCCAGTCGAGTTGAAGATGTTATCCTCGGTATACCACGCTGCCTCTACTTCGTCTTGCCCATACATGTCTTCGAACGCCGCGTTGATCCTTGGCGGAACTGGGTCTATGAAATATTTTGTCTGTTTCATATATACATTTTTCTGGGATACTCAAATTTTCCTGGGGTTTGGAGTCGGCTTTTTTGCTTTTTTGCCCAAAACCCGGCGGCCGGATCTGCCCTTCGAGTAAGTATGCCCTGTTGTTCATATCTAAATGTACCTCTTTTTTTGGTCATCATCACTCTTCTTCTTCAAAGTAGGGCTTTACCCACGGCGTCTCTCTAAGCATCCTTACATACTCATGTTGATCTTCTCTTGGAACACAGCCAAGCAGCGCTCTGGTCTGCTCATTGTCGTGCAATATAAACCCTCCGGTCATAAGGATCTGGCCGTCTTTTTCTATAACTGCGAAGCTATTCTTCTTATTCATCCTGTTAGCGAGCAGCGATGCCTCTTCGTATCCATTAGAAGAGGGGGGTGACGTGTAGTACTTTCATATGTTGTATATATTTTTTTGTCAGACGTTGAAAAATTCCCGTGTGCGTAAGTTTACCTTAGGCGGGGCCCCCCCTGCTAGCAGGCCCCTAGCACCATAAATGTGAGCCTTTGGCAGAATGCCAGCATCATGCTAGTGCGCCGCCTCCAAGCTGCCAGCTCAGAAGATCTCCGATACAAAAAAGGTACCGGCCCCGCCTCCTAGCTAGACCATCGCGCCCGTGTAGTACAGGTGCTCTTTTTCTATCATGTGTGTCGTCACGTGGCACTCCAGCTCTCTGAGCACTTGAGAGCTCAAGATCTCCTCTAGGGTGTCTACCAACACGTAGTCATCGAACCGCTGGCCTCCGTGCTCTTTCTTTATGCCTATCGAGTAGGTGATCTTGTCTTCTGTGGCTATCGCCGCCTGGTAGCTTACGTTCTTGCTCAGCCAATAGAGAACTGAGTCTCTGTCCATTATGCGTGTCATGCTGTTGTTGTTTGGTATGATGTAAAAGTACGCAATACTTTTTACATTTTTCATTTTTTGGTCGTATATTTGTTTTTTTAACGCATCACCTCTGACTCTATCCTCTTGGCGATCTCGTCTAGGTCGTCTGCTGAGACCTCTAGCCAGTATGTGCCAGTGGCGTACTCGTTGAATATCTTCTTTATCTGGTCCTGTATGGACTCGCTGTTCTGTGCGTTCATGCTGATCTGTGTTTGTGAGAGCCCAGGCCATCATCTGACTAATTCCTTGCCGCGCTCTTGGCCAGGTAGCCTGGGCTCCCATGTCTACATATGGCTCAGCGTACTACTGAGCTGTGAATCGAGCTGTGACCTGAGCTGTGAATTGAGCTGTGACCAGAGCTGTGAATCGAGCTGTGAATCGAGCTGTGACCAGAGCTGTGAATCGAGCTGTGACCTGAGCTGTAAATTGAGCTGTGAATAGAGCTGTTCCCTGAGCTGTGACCTGAGCTGTGAACCGATCTGTGACCTGAGCTGTGAATTGAGCTGTGACCTTACGTCTATCTGTTTCATGGTATTATGTTTTGGTAGTTAAATAAGAAAGTAGCGGACGTATTAGCCAGCTCCTCTCTGTGTATCAAACAACAACTCTCTTATTTGTATTTTGCTATCAGGATCTCCAGCTCTTCTAGGAACTGCGGTAGTCTGTCTGTAGGGATCTGCTCTGTCTGTGCGAACCTCCATTTGAACATGTGCACCTCATCTCCTTTCTCATTGATCACGTGATAGTACCCGTCCTCTTCTCCTACGATCTGATACTCTTTGCCGTTAGTCAAATGCCTGTAAGATCCAGCCTCTTGGCATGTCATCATCCTTTTGCGTGGCTTCTCTGCCTCTTCTGCGTATGGTTCAAAGCAATCGTATGGTGTATGGTAGACGGTATTCTCCAGATCAAAGAACCATTCTCCTCCTTCGGCAATTCTATTACTACTGAAGCCTGTTATCGTGTAGATCTCTCCTACTTGCAGGTTCGCTTCTTTGATATAATATGCTGCACTCTTATAGATCATTGAGTCTGTCTTGACCAGCTTCACTTTCATTCCAGGTTTGTATCCCAGCCTCTTGATCTCCGCAGTGTGGTCTGTCTTTGGCTCTTCTGGTTCTATCTTCTTACGATCTCCTCTTTTGCCCCTATATGGTAGGTTCATGAAAGTGTCTTCTCGTGGATCTACTAATGTCCAAGGGTGACCATATTCGTTGATGATCCTGGTCGCGTATCCATCGCTGTCTGTCTCAAGGACTTCGTACTCGTGGCCTTCTATGTAGTATCTTGAATTGGTCTTTGTGCACCTGACGTATAGATTCCCTTCTAAGGAATTATTCCCGGCTTTGTACTCTTCGAGTCTCCTTTTCAGATCGTTATTATACGCAGGATCCTTCTTGACGTACTCTCTTCCGTTGTAATATCCATCTTTATATCCCATTAGCGTTTCTAGCGCAAACAGGGACATAAAGTCTGGTACCCGATGTTCTACTCGCCAAAGTCCTCTCTTGACATTGGTGATGAACCCAGCACGTCTGAAATACGACTGGTAGGCACGTACGCGGTACCACTGTCCGTACCATACTCTGTGTTGACCTTTTTCTCGAGTCATATCATAGAGTGCATTCTTAAAGTCCTCGCTCGTGTATGTTTCTCCTGGTTTGTAGGCGTTGATGAAGTTGACAACTGCAAAATAGATCGTTCCTTGCTTTATCATAATATTTTGATTGTTTGTTACTTAGTAAATGTACGTGAAATAATCGACTTAAAAAAGCTTTTTGTCAGGTATTTGTTTTCATACTATGACATATATCCCCGACCGTCTTCGTAGAATTCCCACCCGTTATCTATAATATGATCGGATATCGCCTCTTCAGAGCAAAGATATTCGTATTCATTCTCTAACATATTAAGGTATTCTCTACTGAGGTCTTCGAGATACGCTTCTTCCAATTCTTCCAGTTCTGCTTCAGTCTTGGCTGTGTCTTCTTGGCGCTCCAGTTCATCCAGATCGCTCAGAAACTTCTTGGCGATGGAATATGTGGCGCAATGCTCACCGTGCTCAGAAACGACCTTGAGAGCGCTAGATTTGGCTGACGTAGTGAAATTTGCCTTAATGTATGGAGGATATAGATCGAATTCTTCTATATCAAGGCCTGCTGTCCCCTTGGCGTCTTCTTTGACTGTATCTGACCACCAACCGTATCCTGTCAGTAGTTCTGAGTTGTCGGCGAGGACTTTGGCCTGTGCCTTTTCTGATAGCTCTTCAAATTTGCAAATGTTCTGTGTTACTGTACGCATGTTGTTTGTTGTTTGGTATGTTATAAAAGTACGTGAAATAATTGACACTAGAAAGTTTCTGGACGTATATTTGTTTTCTTACTGTGTGATTATCTCGTCCACAATTCTTTTAGCAAACTCATCCAAGTCGTCTGCTGATATTTCTAACCAATACCCACCAGTCGCATACTCATTAAAGATTTTCTTTATCTGGTCCTGTATGTTTGCTTTCTGAGCTTCGTTGTTTGCTGTTGACATTGTTGTTGTTTTTAGTACTAGATAAAAGTAATGAATTAAATTGACACTTGAAAGTTATTTCTCAAGTATTTGTTTTTCTACTATGAGACATAACCACTATATCCAGCGAATAGCTGGAGGACCAGATAATCAAAGTTGTGAGCTTTTTTACATATAACAGATCAAGCTCACTATCCCATAATACAAACCCATATCCTAAGGGCAGACTGTCTGTTGCTATTTATTTCGCTGTCGATAGTTGTCAGGTTAGGACATTGCTACCACTTTTAGACGTCTGATGTTTTCTTGGTGTAAAGTTAAAATCAACCACCAAGCTCTATTGTAACTGAGCGGATATTTCATTAGTGATATCTCTGTAATAACACAAGGAATGAACCCGATTAAGACCTTATAGGTAGAGACATAAAAAAAGCACCTCCTTTTGGGAGATGCTTCAGTATCTGGTCCGGGTTAATAACCCCTAATGTGGAAAGACCCAGAATATTTTAAAGTAATGTATTATTGCGAAAGAATGAAGTCTTCGTAATGAGTGTGTAATTCTTAGGTCTTTCCAGGACGGTATAATTATGTTCTCTGCTTACTGTAATAAATATACACACTTTCTCTAAGATAGAGCTTTGATGTATAAAAGTTTAGATATTATCCAAGTCTTTCTGCAATAATTATATAGACCAAGACCCAGACCCAGACTCAGACCAAGACCCAGACCCAGACCTAGACCCAGACCTAGACCTAGACCAAGACCTAGACCAAGACCCAGACCAAGACCAAGACCCAGACCAAGACCTAGACCCAGACTTCTTTTTAAATTTAATACAGCTCATAATTATAGTTTAGAAGATTTACCAAAAGACTCTATAGCAGAAAGTTGGACATAATATTCGTCTCCTACTTTTTGAGCATCTTTGTATTTCTTATCTGTAAGTGGGCCTGTTTCGTACACTATATGGGCATTCTCCAGTTTAATACAAGTGTCGTTAACTCCTACCAGCTTTCCCCCATAGAAGTAGTTAGAACACATTATTAATACTTCTTCTCCGAGTAATGACAAAAGACCTTCATTCTCTACTTCTACTACTTTAATTGGTTGCATTTTCATATTCTGTTGTTTTTAGTTATTTATTTATATAGCCTTTAGTTGATACTTCTTTCCATCTATCTCTACTACTTTACCCTCGCAGCAATCTTCTTTTGGTAATCCGGTCTCAATTAACTCACCGTAACACACTTGACCTAGTACTAATTTGCCTACTTTTATTTGCATCTCTTCTTTAGTAGGTATTTTCCAAGTAGTTAATCCGGCAAATATTCTTAGTTTACTTGATAGCTCTCCTTTACAAATTATACCCCAACCAGCTTCAATACCCCAACCAGCTTCAATACCCCAACCAGCTTTAATACCCCAACCAGCTTCAATACCCAAACCAGCTTTAATACCCCAACCAGCTTTAATACCCCAACCAGCTTTAATACCACAACCAGCTTTAATACCCCCACCAGCTTTAATACCCCCACTAGCTTCAATACCATCGCCAGCTTCAATACCACTACCAGCTTTAAAGTATATATTACCGGAAGCAGTTAAGTGGCCTTTGAATTTTACTGTTCCGAGGTCTTCTTCTGCTTCTATATGTCCTTGGTAGTTACTTAGGTCTTCTTTACCTACGTAGTAATTGTCTTTGTCTAAATGCTCTTTTTTAATTAGAAATGTGTTCATATTGCTTTGTTTGTTTGGTATGATGTAAAAGTAAGTAAAAAGATCGACACTAAAAAGAAATAACTCAGGTATTTGTTTTCTTCATATGATCCTCTTCACATAAGAAAAAAGCCGGGGGTGGAAACCCCCGGCTCATATACCAACTAACAACTATGCTGTTTCATACTTCTCTGCCAGAGTCCAGAGCTTCTGGTTGATCTCCAGGTCAGTGATCGGGTTCTTTATAGGACGTGCGACTCTCTCGTTGAGGCTGAATCCTCCTTTGATGATCCCTTCTTGGCACACGTTGTAGGTGACCCAAAGGCTTTTGCCCCTGTCTTCAGTGCGGCGAGGCTGCAGAAGGTCTACGATCTCGTACTGCTCAGGCTGTCGGTCTGTGTTCATGCGCAGAGCAAGAGCTTCTGTAGCGAACTGGTAGCGCTGGCGGTCTGTCATCTCTATCATGTTCCAGCGGTTGATCTTGGTCACTGCCTTCTCCATGTCCACGACCTTCTGGTCAACGATCATCTTCACCTCTTCTTGGTTGTATTTTATGTGGCGCTCTTTCATGCTGCCGAAGTCCTGTGTCTTGATGATCAACCCGTTAGAGCACACCAGCCTGAAGATGCCGGCTTCTATCTGAAGTGGGCGGCAGCCGTTGCTGTTGTTGATCACGACCATTGTAGGACGGCCTTCTATTCCTCCGCGTCCGTCTTTCATGTAGAGCTCTTCGTTCTGGAACTCCATGATGTGCGTACCAAACGTGGTGTAGATCTCGTTTCCTTTGCGGCTCTTTGACTGCTTGGCGTTGGTGAGCTTCCACCCCTGCCCGTCCAGGTGCTCGATCAGGTCGATAGAGCTTACGAACTTGTAGTTGCCGCTCAGGCGAGATGCTGGTCCAGGCGCGAATATGCCTGGAGCTTTCTGCTTTGCTGTCTCTAGAGACATGGGAGCGATCATGTTGTTCTTGTTGTTGCTTGCGAGCATTACTTCTGTCTGCATAACGTTTGTTTTTAGTTGTTTAGTGCGATGTAAAAGTACAAAATAAAGTTGAAAGTAGGCAACGTTCGATCATATATTTGTTATCCTAATAGCCAGCTCAGCTTTCTTCTAGACTCAGCAACGTGCCATTTGACTGTGTTCTCTACCGTGTCTAGCATGTCTCCGATCTCGCTGTACTTGTAGCCGATAGCAGCAAGCCTCATGACCTTCTCAGAAGACCTTGGCAGCAGAGACATTGCGGTCTCAAACTGCTTGGCTGCCTCTGACCTTCCTGCTTCATTGTAGGCCACAGACCTGTACATGCTCTTGATCTCTGCAAGCACTGACCTGTCGTTGGACACATCTCTTCTTTTGATGGCCTTGGCTGTAGTTATCGCGTTGTTCTTGATCACTGTCCTCATCCAGCCCTCGAACGATCCTATGCCTTGGTATGACTGTATCTTCTGGAACACCTTCAAGAACCCATCGTTGATCACCTCTTCAAGGTCTCTGCTGTCTTTGAAGTACTTATAGAGCATGCGATGCATGCCTGGATAGTAGTGCTTATACACCTCTTCTTGGCATTTCCTGTCGTTCTCTCTGCATCCGGCTATGAGCTCGTGTATCTGTGTGTGGTCCATGTCATTGTTTTGTAGAGTGTAAAGATAAGCAAAATACCTGGTACTTTAAACTAATTTCCCAGGTATTTGTTTTGCTAATGTGTGGCAGGTGAAGCTTCTTCTGTGCCCATGAACCCAGCAATGAGATCAAGCGGGGTCTCTGGATACAAGATCTCATAGACGCTTGGAGCAAAGGTCTTCAGAGTGGTCTTCTTCCCTTCTTGCCATCCGCCCATGTTGCATGCAGATATGATGTCGTAGATCTCGAATATCTCGCTGAGGTTGAGCTTGTCTCCTACCAGAGCGTGAACTTTCTTCATTGCTTCTGTTGTTGTCATAACCGTTAGTTGTTTAGTGTGATGTAAAAGTAGGAAAAATACCTGACACTTAAAACAAAAGCATCAGGTATTTGTTTTCATAATTTATTCTTCTCCCATATACATCGCCATATCGTCCTCATCGGCATAGAATATCTCGGCCAACATATAACGGAGATCTTCATCTGTGCCTGTAAACTGTACCACCGGATTTCCCCCACCTGGTCCACACCAATTTAAAACGTTCAGTAATATGTTTCTCTTCTCCAAAAGACCCCAGAACTTTTGATCTTCTTTTTCGTTGCCTGTGAATGGAATGCAATCCATCTCGATCGTTTTTGTCATATCTTTTAGTTGTTTAGTGTAGAGCAAATGTACGACAAAAATCTGAAAGCAGGTAACTTTTTATCACATTTATTTCATCATCACGCATCAGCAAAACAAATATATGAAAAATAAGTTCCAAGTATCAAAACTTTGTCGTACTTTTACATCACACTAAAAAACAAACAACATGGCAACAAAGACACTGACAAACAAACAGGCGCTTACGAAGATGATCAATTCCTTAGATCCTATCCAGTTGGGAATACTTCGAGAGAGGATACTCGCGATGACAGAGAACATACTCGAGAACGAACAGGACATACGTAAGGTGATGGAGGCCGACGGCAGGAGGTCGATGATACATCCAGATTATTATTTCCAGACCATCGAAGCCATCAGGATCACAATGGAATATTAAGAAAACAAATACCCGACAAATAAGTTTCAAGTGTCGGGTATTTTTCCTACTTTTACGTCAGATCAAGCATCGCACGCCAGCGGCCACTGAAAGGTTCGGAGTTACTTGCCGAAGATGGGTATACTCCGTCCTACGCGACACTTTTTCTCTATCGTATTAAAGAGATCCTCATACAAGGATTCTCATATGTATTCTTTTTCACATCAGTCCAAGATCTCTATGTCTGCAGTCTCCTGGGCACACCTCCACCCATCTGCCTCTAGATCGTAGAACGTCACGACTCCTTTTTTCGGGATCCCGTAGTAGTCTCTTTTTCCTTGCGCGGGTAGCATGTCTGGGTTGGTCGTGCCTACAGCCACGCGAACAGTCCCGTCCTTTTTAGTGAACTGGAAGCGCACCTTTCCTGACTTCAGCCGGTCTACCAGTTTTTTTGTTGTGTTTTCCATAGAGTAAAAGTACAAAATCTTTTTGAATCTAGGAAACTTTTTGTCAGATATTTGTTTTCTTAATTTATCTTGGCTTCCAAAACGATCATGACATTATCGATCAAGTTCTCTATATCTTTCATCTCTCTATCGAAGAGTGATCTTGCATTTGGAGATACCTTTAACATTAATTGTTCTTTATGAGATCCTGATAAAGGAAAGAGCCACAAAAATATCTTTTTCAATTTACATACCTTTTTTGTTTTCTGGATACCTTTTTTATTTTTGGGTGCAGTTTATCCATCTTCCGTCAAAATTGAATTTGAAGCTTCCCAGGTAGCTGTATCTGTTACCCCACTCCTGTGGGGAGATCAAGCTCAAAAAATTCCCGCTCTCAGATCCGTACAGGTGATACACTGATCCTGCCTTTGGTTGAAAGTTATACTTGGAAGAGTACACAAGCTCGTTGTCTCTCACCTCGTCTAAAAGCTGCTGCCACTCTCTGGACAGGTGGTCGAACTTGGAAGCGTAGTGAGATCTGACCATACTCGTGTTCTCTTGGTTGAACACCGTTAAGTCTTCTGGCTTGAAGTTGGGAGATCCCACCTCTGTGGGATAGGTCTTAGAGATCCTGTTTTCGACGTAACTCAGAGGCTTGTTGTCGTCCATTTTTCATTTTGATGTAAATATAAATACCTTTTTTGATCTAAGTACTTTTTTCGTTTCAAGTCCAAAGCTTCTGCCTATCTATGGCTGTATCTACTGCTGTCAAGCTCTCTGCGCCCAAAGAGATCCAGTATACTATTCTAGCGATGTCTGGGTGGTCAAGCTGTGCTCCTATGCTTGAGTTCATAACTCCCATCCACGTTATGCTGTGCAAGATATTCATATGGACAAATGTACTACAAGTCTGCTTGCATATGAAGCCATTCTTTTTTGTTGCTTGACATTGCAGATCGTTTTTTGTTGTCAGAAATACTTTTTTGATCTAAGGAAATATAAGTCCATGGTGGTATGCATTAGCATAAAATATATATGGTGTACTACGGAGATGGATTTTTCTTCGCAAGAGAATGCTCCGTATTATACCTTTTTTATTTACTGGGTATCTCTTCCTACTTTTGGTAGCTTTTAATACCTTTTACTGCTTTGAAATACCTTTTTTATTATAAGTACCACTTTCTCTTGTTGGTACCACACTTAGAAATATCTTCATAGTCGCAGAGCTCGATCTCTCTCTCATCCTATCGTGTCAGCCTCAGCGTGTCTCCTACCCTGTACAGATCACACCGTCCGTATACTCCTCCTATACTTCCGTGTAGTATAGGCATTCGTAGTCGTTCTTGGTGTTCTCTATCTTTACTACTGTTCTCCCTGAGTGTGGATAGTCGCATGACATGGTACTTGATATAGTCATTGTTATCAGTCCTAGTATCATTATCTGTGTCTTCTTCATATAGTTGATTATTATTCTGGTTTTTTATTTATGATGTGGTTCTATTCTTCTAGTCGTATTATAGGTATGAGTGATAGTACCTGTTGTAGTTCTAGGAAATTATCAATTGTGTTCATGATATCCTTTGGTAGTCTTTTGATCACTGTGTCTTGGATCGATGTCATCTCTATAATATTCTGTTTCATCGTGTCGTCCTCAGTTGTTCTTCTAGTTCAGTCAATAGTTGGGATGCTTTTAGCGGGAGTGTCCATAGGATTAGCTTTGTTGTCCAATCGGTTCTTAGTGATCCATAGTCTATATCATATATCCTTTTGGCATGGAGTAGTACTTGGACTTTACGCTATGTGGAGTGTCCAGTTGTGATCCTATCTTTCCAGGATTTCTGATTATCATCTGGTATGATATCTGTTTCATTATTCTATCCTATCTTTTAATGCTGAGATGATCCTGTACATGTGAGCTCTCGTTAGTTCCATGTCTATTGAGCTCGGTTCCAGTTTTATCCTTAGTGTATCTATCTGTTCTGACCTTAGAGCGTCACTCCTCTCTATGTAACCTGTTATATTTTTCATTGAATGTGGAGTTGATCTTCTAATGGTCTACCGACTCCTCTTAATTGATCGCCAAACGAAGAGTATATGTTATAAATGTGACGATTTAATTCACGTATAGATGGAAACTCCTTTGGATGTCTTTCTGACAGATCGCAAGAATCGACTATCTTAGCGAATATGATCTCTGTGTCTTTCATGTTATACTAAAAATAATAAATTCTAAGTTGACGCATCTGTGGATACTTTGGATCTATGAGGTTATCGAATATCAGATCATTGAATACTACGTTATCTAACCCTCTGAATAGTACCCAAGGTTGTATTTTGCCTAAGAATTCTATACGATGCAGCTGTCTCATCTTGAGATTGGTTGTATTGTTAGGTTTATGGCCCTTAGTTGGAGCTCGTTGTTAAAAGTATTAAAAGATTCTACAAAGGTTTTGAGTTTGGTCTTTTGGATTTTTACGCCTCCATAAAGTTGATCCTCTACTAATCTTCTCCAAGAAAAGACGCTTTGACTTATCGCTATTACTGATTTCATCTGATCTGTATCTTATCTATGTATGTGTATGTGTGGTCTTGCGGTTCAAATGCGAACACCACCACCTGAGTACTCATGTTCCAAGTTCCAGAAAGTATCTTTCTGACCGTAGTCTCTATTCCTCTGTTGATGTGATCTTCTGTCCAGGCTTTGACCTCGGTGATGTCTACCCCGTTGGGATCTATCAAGTCATGGTAGTATGTATGCTCACCTTTTGAGTTTACAGTAGGAGGAGCTGGAGTGTATCCCAAATTCTCTATGAGCCACATCTCTGCCGGCTTTCCTTGCCAGACCATCTTCTCTATCACAGACCAAGCTCTGCCTTTTCTTGCCCTAGGAGATTCGTATATCCTCTTGGTCTCTTCTTGTACCATCTGGGCCAGCGCATGCTGATCTTTGATGTCTTCTTTTCTGAACTTTATTATATCGGCCATGCTGTTTGTACTTGCTCTTTTATAGGAAATGTTGTTGATAATATCGATCTGCTAAAGACTCCTGTCCACTCAAAATATGGCATTGCGGCCGCATTCATGTACGATCCTATAAGATTTTTTGAGTCAAAAAATTTATGGATGGCATACACAACTCCTTCGTTGTAACCGAATGTGATCTGCTTCATAGATATAAAAGTAACACAAGGTCTAATAGGAAAGAAATCTATCTCTAAAGTAAGAACATCGTCAACTTAACTCCAAGACAAAGAGCAAAGATCACGAATATGCTTTCTACTACCAAGATAGGAGACGCCACCGGATCTGCATTTGATATTTTCTTCTTAGATCTGTGTAGCAGTATTATCAACGCGCAATCTATCAGCGACAGCGCGCACACTATTAACTGGTCCATATGCTCATTCGGGATTAAAACAGGACAGTCCAGATCCAAACCTATGCGTTGTATAGTCTGAAAGATCTGGATGCCTAGAATTGAAACTATTTGATGTTTAGTGATTTTCTGGGAGCACCTCTGTCTCCGGCGCTAGGTCTTCTTGGTTTAGGTCTCTGTTTACTCTCAGAAGCATGTTCCTAGAGTACGATAAGAACTCAAGACAGAAGAACAGTGTGATGATCAGCGATGTCATGGCTTGGATTTGGCCTCCTTTTCCAAGATCCTGTCTACTTTGTAGTCTCGAACATTATTCTTCCATTCTGATTTTGGAACGTACTTGGCCTTGTTTGAAGATACGACAGAGTGTGCCTCTTGGTCGTTCAGCCTTTTGTACTGGCCGTCTTTTGTGATCTTTACCGTCTTCATATACTTTATTGTTTTGGGTGTGATTAATCTTCTGTGTAGTCTTCTATCAACTGTTTTATGTAATGTTTGATAGCTTTTTCTGGATCGTCAGATGCTGGTTTACCTTGCATTGTATGACTTAGACATTCGGCATATCCTAATGACTTACCGTATTCCAATGCACTCTCTACCTCTTCAATGAGGCTTTCTAATGTGACTACTATCTGGTCCATCTTGTCTGGTTTTACTCTTCATCATGCAGCACGAGTCCAGAAGACATGTTGCCTCCCTGTTCTGTGAGGTTAGCGTTGCCTTTGTGTATCAACTCTAACATCTTCTTCTTGATCTCCTTTATCGAAGTTCCGTACTGTTTGAGTTGGTCTTGATCGTCTGGACTCAGTCCTTTCATGGCTTCTTTAACGTATGACATCTCGTTGTGTTTCTAATAAATATCTGACTGGTTCGAAGACTTGAGTCTCTCTATCTCTTGGGCAAGACTAGGGTCTCGAATGACTTGTATCGATGACACCTCTTCGCTCTCTTTTCCCTCTGTGACTATGAGCCCTACGAACTTTTTGGCTTCAGAGTGGTTGACACACGTGGTCCTGTATCCCAATTCTACTCTCTTAGGGTGTATGGCAGTGTCGCATACTTTGCAATAATATATTGGTTCTTCCATTGGTCTATAACTGTTTGTGTGTGGTAAATATAAACTTTATCTGCGATAGGGAGAAGTCTATTTTTCTTGTTCTTCTTCTTTGTAGTATCTTGCCATCTTGTTGTTCTTCTTCTTTAAAGACAGGATTACGATCGTAGAGAAGAACAGTATGTAAACGTAGTAGTTAAGCATGGACCTATTTTCTTTCGGTGATCATGAAGTTTAGTATGGTCTTTTGCAGATCGTTGAGAGCTTGGGTGTTGTCCTGTATCAGTTTTGACATCCTGTCTCTCTCTTCTACAAGCAGATCGTTCATCTCCTGCTGTACTCGGTCGATCTTCTCTTCCAGCATCTCGTTCCTTTCTACCAGCTTTTGATACTGTTGGAACGCTACGTAGGCCAAAACGACCGTTATCACTCCCAGGATCCCGTACTGAAGGACGTAATTCTGTATCCCCTCTGCGTTGACCGGGTTTGCTGGGACCTCTAACATGGATCTGAACATCTGATGAAATTTACTAACAATAAATATCAGACTATTTGCCAGATTTGTATCTTTCTATCAGTCCTTTTGCGTAAATTTTCAAGCTGCCTATCTTTATATCTACTCCGTTGAAAGTCAGATAGAAAGTAAATAGGACGAATGATATTATCCTGATGACGTTTAACTTATTGATCTTCTTCATGCTTTTATGTTTTGGAGCTGTGAATCGAGCTGTGACCAGAGCTGTAAATTGAGCTGTGAACCGAGCTGTGAACCGAGCTGTGACCAGAGCTGTGAATTGAGCTGTGACCTGAGCTGTGACCTGAGCTGTGAACCGAGCTGTGAATAGAGCTGTGAATAGAGCTGTGAATTGAGCTGTGAATCGAGCTGTGAATTTATCTCATTCATATTACTTACGGTTTTTATACCATGGATTCACTTGATCATTCTTCTTGACCCTGGATCCCACTTTCAAGAGATACGACCAGGTATTGAATTCGACTTGAGAATCTGGATAGTACGTTCTGAATCCAGGTTGTCTATCGATGATGTTTTCTCCAGTTGCTGGAGTTCCGAAAATGATGTGTTTTATTGTGTCCATAACTTTCATTTATGTATTTTGGAGCTGTGAATCGAGCTGTGAATCGAGCTGTGACCAGAGCTGTGAACCGAGCTGTGAACCGAGCTGTGAACCGAGCTGTGAACCGAGCTGTGAATCGAGCTGTGAACCGAGCTGTGAATCGAGCTGTGAATCGAGCTGTGAACCGAGCTGTGAATAGAGCTGTGAATAGAGCCGTAACCTGAGCTGTAACCTGAGCTGTGAGTTTATCTGCTTCATAACTTTCATTTATGTATTTTGGAGCTGTGAATCGAGCTGTGAATCGAGCTGTGACCAGAGCTGTGAACCGAGCTGTGAACCGAGCTGTGACCAGAGCTGTGAACCGAGCTGTGAACCGAGCTGTGACCAGAGCTGTGAATTGAGCTGTGACCAGAGCTGTGAATAGAGCCGTAACCTGAGCTGTAACCTGAGCTGTGAATTTATCTGCTTCATAACTTTAATTTAAACAACACTTCCAGTTAGATCAATGATACGCAAATGTCTACATTGCCTTAATTATTCCGTGAGACGGGCGAGTACGGAAGCTGGTTTAGTATTGTTGTGGTTTCTTAAGATCTCATGTCAAACCTATACTCATCAGCTGACAACCTGCTAAGCGAAGCTATCGCAGCTATGGCATCTGTGTGGTGTGGCTCTACTCCCTGAAGGTACTGTGTGCCTGTGGAAGGACATACCATCTTGACCCACGCAAATGGTTGGTTGTCTATCTCTTCGAACTTCTCTTCTGTCTTGAGCAACGTCACCTCTTCGAGATCTCCGTTGGCGTGCATTATGGTCTGCTTATCAAACTCCTTGGCGCCCAACAAGTCCATGACTCCTTTCTGACCAAGGATCTCGTACCATGCACCCTTGTAGTCTGAGTTGCGTTCTTTGACGAACTCTTCACGAGTAAGGGATTTTGCCTTGTTGAATATCTCTGTGGGAATGTGTCGACCGTTGATGTAGTAGCAGTCGTCCCAAGCTGTGCAAGGATAGGTGCTGTTCCAAGTCACTGCCTGGTAAGCTGGGTTGTGGAGAAGATTGGCCGAGTTGCGTACGATCTTGGTAGGATGCTTGCTGACGATGCAGACTTCCTCGCAGAATATGGCCGAGTATATGTTGGCCTTCCAGTTGAGAGCCTCGAGCTCGTTCAGTTCTTTGGCAGCTCCTGTGGTCTCGATCTTGAACTCGTCCTGTATGAATTTGTACCACGTGTAGTAGTAACGGGCGTAGATGCCGATGCTGAACAGAGAAGACTCTACGAACTTCATCGTGCCTTTGTTGTCCTTGATGAACTTGGCCAGGTCTTTTTCCGGGATGTTTTCGATGCCCTGTGCTGCCCACTCTATCATGTTCTCATTCTCTACGAGGTAGTGGTACATGATCTTCGCTTCGAGAGGATTCTCTACCACGATCAGATGCTTTGGACGAGGCTTTTCTGCCGTGTCATACAGCTTATTGACAATACCAAGTGCTGCTTCCTTGTCGAAGTTCTTGTAGTTCTTACCGTCGAATACTCCGTCAAGAGCGTGGTCGATGTAATCGGGGATCTTTGCTTTGATTTCGTCCGTGAATTGTTCTAAGCTAATCATAAAACCTTAATTTTTGTTTGGTGTGTTATAAAAGTAATAAAAACCTTTGAGATCTTGTAATTTAAGTTTTAAGTAAGATAAATTTTCCTTGTTTTTTGTATAGAGTTATAAGAGATGGTGATATTTTAAAATATAATGCAGCTTCATTTTGAGAATTAAATATTAATCCTGTTTCCAAGTGCTGAATTTTTTTTATTTTTGCTAAACTACACTTAATTTTAGAGCTATCTTTATGCTTTTTACCAAAAAATCCACCAATAGATCCATACATAGGATTATTTTTTCCTGATACATCATGATGATTTTGACTCACTTTTTTCTTATGATCTTCAGATAATGGAATTCTATATTTTGGGTTTTCTTTTCCAACTGGATAGTATCTACTGGATATTTTTTCTCTTGTTTCATAAGATGGATTAAGGTTTCCATCGCCACCATCCGTCATATTAACAAGAGATCCGGTCTTTAAGTCAACTCTTCCATAGAATCTAATCCAAAATTTCTCTTTTTCACAAGCTTCTTCCCAAGTCAACCAATCTTCTGAGATTATTTCTACTTGGTATTCTGTAAGTTTAATTAGATTATCCCAATGCTTATTTCTGTTGTCTTTAGAATAAGCCCTGCTGTATTTTCCTTTGTTATCTGACCCTATTCCTATATAAAAGATTTCATTCTTATCTAATCTTCTGTGTCTATAGACATATGCCATAAAATAAAAGTGGCTCAGTCAAGTGAAGGAGCTAGGAACATCCAACACTCTATGAGCCAATGAGTCTATTATAGATAATTATTCCTAGTAATTTTCTATCTATAATAAATATCTGACTTTTATTAATCTATCACTTTTTCCATAAGTCGAGTATAAGGATTATACGTTCCTTGTATCCAAACTTCATATATGCCTTCAGAGAATTGAAGTGGTTTATGATCTGCCATAGGTAACTCCTTTGTTGAAGTCCATGCAGATTCATTGTTAAACATGCTTGACTCGTGGATATGTTGCAAAGTTGCACCATCGCCACCAACAGCTGTGAAGAATGTTCCGTCTTCTGCCATAAACAATTCAACATCCCCTGTCAAACAATGTTGGTGTCCAGAATGCTCACCATAAGCGAGCGGCTGATTCTTTACTTTCTTCAGATTCTTTGGAAGCTCTGATAGCTGGCGAAACTGTACGTCACCCTGATGACCTTTAATTAGCTTGTTCATGTTATTTTTTTATTTTATTGTAGTGTAAAATTAGCTAAAAGTTTTGCTTCTCCGTAATTTATCTTCTAAGTTATAAATATATTATCATCTAAAATAAAAGACCCACTAGATTTTTAGGCCCAGTGGGTCTTGGTAAATCACTGAAGAGATTTAGATCATTTCAGCATTCGATTTTCTGCCCCGAGTCATGTTGAACACTCGGTTCATTACTACAGAATTTATCTCTCTTCCGGCGATCACATCGCTTACATGACCAATAGAATATCCGGTTAATTCGGATATCTTAGTAACATCTCCTTTGCGGATACGACGGTTTGCGATCACTGCCTTCTGAATGTAGGTACGGAGTGTGTAGTTTGCTGGGCGGTTTGCCAGATTTGTCATTTTCATACTTTTGAAACTTTTATTGGTTAATAATATATAATACAAATGTAAGCTTATTTATGATCTCTATAAAATTTATCTTTAGAGTGGAGTATTCATTCTCCATTCTATAGGTATCATCACTTTAAACTTTATCCTATCTTCTAACTTATCGTGCAGTGATCTTTCAAGATGACTTCGTGTTAGAGATCTGACCTTAAAATTGACATCTACCATGTTGACCATAGGTGTCCAGATCAATAGCATGAGTTTATTTGTAAAATGGATCTTTTTCATCTGTAGTCTATTAGATCTTCTAAATCTGGATGCGTCATGTCTTTTGATGTCGGCTTGGGGTGATCTTTTAATCTATCCTCCTGCGCTTTGACATTCTCAGCCATATCTTTAACTCCAAGGTGTTTAAGATGTTCCAAGTAGAATTCATCTATCTTATAAAAAGACTCAAGTTCTTCTGTTGCATCTGGTGATTCTGGTGGTATGGCTTGGAGAATCTGTCTTTTAGACTTAGTGAAGCTGTCAAGCGACAGTAGAAAAGAGCAGTTATAACACAGCCACCTCAAGTTCTCTTCCGTCCAATCTGTTCTATCTCCATTTATGAAGTTAAGCATCAATGGGATCTTCATATCTATCGGTCTCTTTTGTGAGAACCCACATTCTTTGCAACAAAATCCGAGCCTCCCATCTTTCATCAAACGCGCTGCAAGTTCATCTATCCTCTTTGGTGTACAATGCTGTCCTTTTATAAGCTGGTATCCTAAGATCAATGCTCTTGGGTTTGCTTGATTACGTATATTTCTGACCTTAGGAACTCCTTTGCCTCCTTTTGCTACGTGAAGATCGAATAGAGTTCTTCCAGTTTGTTGATCAACATAGGATTTTGCGTATTTCTTCCAGGTTTTATATGACACTCTTATCCACTCTGCTGCTTCTCTGTTGCTTCTGGTGTTCTTCATCGCATTGCGGATGACTTCTTCTGACAGCTGAAGACCTTTCCATTTCCACTCCTCAGGTCTTTCGCTGTATGGGCATTCTCCTTTCTTAAACTTATTCTCTTCCCACTTGCGTTTTCTTTCTGCCAACCGCTCGAACCAACCAGATTCCTTTCTAGCCATAAACCTTTCATAGTTGACCTTTCTCCACTTCTCATGCTGAAGCTCGTACAAAGTCATCCCAGTCTCTTCATCTGTGATAGCTTTAGCGTATTTTTTATAACTCGGATAAGATACTTCTAAGACTTCAGAAGCCTCTTTATTGGAGTTTGTGATCTCCATCGCTTTGCGTATCTGCTCTTCAGTGATATCAAGCTTTGAATACTGCCCCTTTCCTTTAACTCCACGCTTCTTTGGCTTTGATCCTACCTTCTTGGATTTTTCTATCAGCAAGTTCTTTCTCTGGAGTTCTAACAGAGTAAGACCTGTCTCAGAGTCTAGGTATCTGTCTGCCCAAATCTTGAACCTATATGGGCTTACATGTATGTGCTTTGCAGCTTTGTCTATATGGTTGGAGAATTGTATTGCCTTCCTTATCTCAGATTCTGCTATTACGTATTGCGCTGCCCAAGATTTTATGCCCTTCTTGGGATCATCAAATAATCCTGCTGCCATCTTACTTAAGTTTTGGGTTGATCTTGACCATGAGATCCCATAAGTCGTACGGGCTGGTCATGTTTATCTCATTTCCTTGGGTGTCTATCAGCGACAAAGACTGTCCTGATTCGTCCATTCTTTCCCAAAGATAAAAGCTTACGAGGTCATAACATTCTGGGCCATATGTGGTTAGCAGAAGGTAGTCTATGACTGCATAGAACTTCTCTTCATACTTTGCCATGTCCATCTCTAACTCATTGTACATTATATTAGAGCGAACTATGGACTCTTCTATCATGTTTATTATCTTGACGAAAGATTCTCGCTTCTTCTCTACTCCTCCTCTCTGAGACTTCCTTTTTACAAAGGACTGTACATTCAGTATTGTATTAACTGCCCCTTGTATGTTCTTATACTCTTCCATACGACCTATTTTTTTGCTAATCTCTTGTGCTTATCCTTTATCTCATGCATTAGAGCTGTTATCTTTCCACAAGTATCATAGTCTTCTTCTTCTACGTACATAGAAACGCATGCCTCTAGAGCATTAGGCCAGTCATTTCTATGGAGTTCTATATAGCATCCTGAATCATTGATCTCAAATAAAGTTGCAAATACGCTGTTGGATTTATGGGCTTCTGCGATCACTGCTGGCGCTTTTTCTTTTAACAACTTCTTGAAAGGTTCAGACCTTATTACGTCTTCAGACGTTAGCATATGGACTTGGTCAAATATAGCTCTTATTGGAACTTCTTTCTTTACTGCCATAACATTTTCTGGGTTTATTTACATATAAATAAATCAATGGTGTTCTCCTTTAAGAATCTTAATTAATATATTAGCTACTGAGTTTAAAGGAACTAAAAATCCTATGACATTCTCAAATGGATTCCTGTCATCGAAGTCCACCATCACACCAGCATCACCGAATCTTTTCTGTAAAGCTGTGGATATCTTTTGAGTTAGCTCTTGTTTTATCTTAGGATCTACTTCTTCAGAATCTAATACAAACTGCATCTTGATCCCTATTTTTGTTTCGTTAGTATTTAGATCGAACTGAAGTCCTAGTTTCTGACCATCTATTGTTACGCTAGTTCTTGGTTTTGGTATCATTGCCATCTTTATGTCTGTTTCTTGTATATAAATATACTGTCTGGTTAGATGATCTCATCTATAAATCCTAGCTCTAATGCTTCATCTGGGGTTATGTACCACTCTTGGTTCTTGTCTTTGACTTCCTTTAGCTTTTTCTTAGTAGCAGTTGTACGAGACAAGATGATCTCATCATACATCTCCTGAAGTCTTTCTCCTTCTTTAGCCTCCTGCTTATGATACCTTAGCTTTTCCTGAGCTGTCTCCCAAGATATTTCGTGGTACATCAAAGTCGACCTTCCGCTCATCTTTCTCGTATGTCCAACGCAGAGTATCGGAAGAGCCATTGACATCGCGTGACCTTGAACTATAACATGAACTGGAGTCTGTGAGGACTCTATGCAGTCCACCAGACCGAAACCGTAATAGACGTGTCCTCCTGGTGAGTTGAGTATCAGCTGTATCGGCTCTCTGCTTTCGATCGATTTCTTAGCGTCTTCTTTGTTGATCTCGTGTATAAGGCCTATGACCTCGTTCACGTTATCATCGTCTATCTCTCCTAGTGTGATTATCCTACTTAGTATTTCCTGATGTTTCTTTTGAGTACGTTTAGGTTCCATGAAATGCCTTTTAAAGAATATACCGAATTAGGACGAGATTTTAAAATAGAAGTTCTCAGTCTATGTATTTGAGGTTACTTTCTGGATCATGTTTGATGTAAGATCCCCACTTGTATCTAGAGTACTCGTGTCCTTGTATCTCTTGCTCTCTTCTTTGGGTACCTGTTGCTATCTGCGCAAAGTGGTAGAAATGACAGTTGTAGGTTCTAGTCATCATGAGTTCCGATATGTTGCACTTGAGAAAGAAGTCCCAGTCAGCGACAACACCATTTGTGGGATAGTTCTCGTCCCAACCACCCAGTCTCAAAAAGTCTCTCTTCTCCATCATGAAAGGGAGAGTCGATCCACAGTGTTCTTCGACTTCATCTTTTTTTATCGATGTGGAATACTGAGTAAATGTGTGAAGATCGAAATCGTCTATTGTTTTTCCTAAGTCCTTTATGTGAAACTGGTTGAATATGCTGGGGCTCTGTTCTATCTGGTTTGGGGACAACACGGATCCGGGTCTGAATGCACTCAGCAGATCTACGTCCCAGTTCATAGGAAACACGTTGTCATCATTCACTACCAAGATCAGATCATGTTTTGCGTTATAGACCCCAATATTCGTGGCTCTGCAAAGCCCATGATTCTCTTCTAAAACGACTGTATCTATTTCGTCTTTGTACTTATCTAATACTGACTTATTTAGGTCATAAAACCCGTCTACGATAACTATTATCTGGTTGTGATTAAACTGTCCAGAAATAGCTGATTTGATGCAAAGATCAAGATATTCTGGCTCTTTATACGTTGGTATTATTACTGAGATCTTTTTACTTTTATTCATATTTTTGACCAATCTATTGTAGGAGATAGGAATTGATTTTCACAATGAGTTGAATATCCTGAGATACAGGAAATAAGATTGGATCCATGATTCCATAATTCTAAAAACTTAGTGTGATCATATCCATCATGAGTATATTCTGGTAAGCAGTATTTTATATGAAAATCTAACCAATGTTTTTTAAAAGTCTTCCATCGAGCTGCATATGTATTACAAGTAGAGGGAGTTGTTCTCCAATGACATGATTGAGTATGAAGTATTTTTGATTGGAGATTATCATACATAGGTAAAAAGTATTTATCTGGGTGATCATACAGAGTTACATAGTCTACATTAAAGGAATTAAAAGATTCCAATAGTACTCGATCCCAACCATCTTTATGTAAATAATCATCTTCTATTATGTAAACTATATCTTCATCTTCTAAATTACAAGATTCTATATAATTAAGAGCATATAGTAAACTAGAAGCATCATTGCCCCCAATAAATTCTACTATCTTGTCTTCATAATCAAATTTAAAATGATGATCTTCTTTTGTTCCATCTAGTAAAATAGTTAAGTCTATATCTGCTTTCTTAATAGATCTATAGCATTTTTCATAAGAAAACCAAGATGGTCTAACATCTAATTTCCGTTTATTAGCACCATTCCAATGACGAAGAAATACTTTTATTTTATTCATGACAAATCCATTTACTAGCTATTAATGATTTTATCGGACTTAAATCTTTATCTAAAGGTTTTCTTGGATATAAATGAAGATTTTTAGAGAGATTTAAAGATTCTATAATAAAAAATAAAGCTGTAGAAACTGTGTAAATCTCAGTAGCTTGTTCTAATATTCCACACCAATCAAGCAAAGTATATCCATCAATATACTCTTGATAAATTATTTTTAGATTCGAATCAATTTTTATATCAACTTTATAACTATATTCTTTAGATGCAAAATTATTATTAATGAATATAAACTTATCATTTGAATCAATATTTAATAATTTTTTAAGTTCTGATTCTTTTTTGTGATTTCTTTTAAAAGATAAAGATCTCCACATACTTAAATCAACATTAAATAATTTATATTTCGCTTCCATACAATCTTGAGATTCTGGAAATATTGAATGAGCATGTTGGAACGGGACTTCAATATAGTCTAAATATAAATTTTTGTCGAACTTAGATTGTTCAATAAAAGTTAAATTATCAATCTCTATATAATCTTTTATCCAATAATAATGATCTACTACTGGCCACACAGTATGTTCTGCATCTATTAGTTTTACTATAGGACTTATGAATAGTATGTCTCCTATTCCAAAAGGTTGATTAATTACTACTTTCATAGATTTTATTTAGTCTATCTTTTACTGTATCATTAAAAAGATCAAAGTCTAGCTTTTTTGCCCCATGTCCACCAGCGTGATGTAATATTTTAATTTTTTTATTATTTAAAACTAAATCATCTCCAATAATACTAATTTGTTTCCAACTATCCCAATGAGTATTATTCCCAAATAGATTTGAAATACCGTAATATACACCTGATTCTTTTGGATCTAAAATTTTTGTTTTATAACTTAGCTGTAATTCATTTAAAACTGACTGTTCTTGGAATGGTAGATTATTTCCATAAGATATATTTCTATGAATCCATTCTTCCAATAGGGTTTTATTGGTAATAGCAACTAATCCAGCATTTAGATAATTTTGTGGATCTATATTTTGTTGAGTAATGTAGTGATCTTTTCCTGCTTTGTTATAATCATTGTTATTTCTAACTCCTATAATATCAAACTGAAGATTGCTTTCATCTAATAATTCATCAAGCTTTCCGACAATCATAGAGTCTGCATCAAAATGAACTACAATATCGTAATCATCTATAAGTTGATATGATACTATTGGGTTTAGAGTATTCCAGTTTATATTAGGATGTATGGAAAATAGATCAGAAATTTCTTTGTCTCCAAAACAATAAAAATCTATTTCTGGATGGAAATGTTTTATAGACTTACGTAATTTATCGGCTCCTATACTATAATACCAATTATCAGAGACATGAGTGCAAAATGCTACCTTCATTATTTAACTATATTACTATATATGAAATTTACAACTTCAGAAGAAAATAAACTACTAGGGTGCGCTTTATTATTTCCTCCTCCGGCAAAGTGATAAGCTTTTATAGGTTTTCCATCTAATTCTAATCTTCCATTTGACACAACTATTTGATTTTCTCTTCC